GCGTATGATGTTTGATGGAATGGGCTAGGTGTAGGACTTGCGTGACCTACATGACTATCTGTTCCCACTCTTGTTATTCCTGGCATCTTTACCTCTTAGTTCAAGTTAATGTTAGGACCACCGCTGATAGTAATATCACCACCGGCTGTTGTATTTTGAGCATCACTATAATTTTCAGTTACAACACCCGTGACTGAATCAGTTAATGTGCCACCAATAGTATTCGTAACATTTGTTGTTACAGTAGTATTCATATTTGCTGGTGTTTCTAATTTTATATCACCTTTTGATGTAATAGTTAACTTACCAACAGTAGTAGTTGAATAATCTTTTTGTGCAAATACATTTAACTTATCCATAGTTGTAATACTTGTTTCGCCTGATACTGTAAGATCTTCTGTTTTACCTACTGTAGTATTTCTTAATCCATCAATAATTCTTGTCTCATCACCACCAACTCTTTGTACATAATTTCCTTGTGCATTACTTGCAAAGTCTTGAGCAATTTCTAAATGCTCTGAATTACCAATCTTACTTTGTCTTGATCCACGAATTAATTCTGTTTTATTTCCACTTACTTCAAGATGATAGTTACCTTTTACAAATTGTCTTAGGTTCCCATCAATTGTAATATTTGCATCACCCATAATATAAATGTTGTCAGATCCATAAACAGCTTTATAGTTAGAACCTACAATAGTAATTGTTTTATTACCATTTGCTTGATACTCTTCATTTGTACCAGAAGTGTGGTATGTGCTAATACGTTCATTACCAGGTGTGTCATCAATTTCTAAAACATGACCACCTTCAGTTTCATGAACTTTATTATATGGGTACCTTGGAACAGCGTCATTAAATGGTTTAGGCATATCCCAAGTACCACGTTCATAATAAGCATCAGGTTCGTCTTGTACTACGCTTGTTAATTTATCTGGTATAGCAGTTTCAATTTTTTCTTTTCTTAAATTAACTCTATTTCGTGCAGAATAAGTATCATCGTATTCTTCTCCAATAGCGTTATATGGAGTATCGGGTCCTTCTAATCTACGAGGATTAATACCAAGAGGATCAGCAAATCCGGATTGAGGTAAACCACTAGGGCCAGCTTCTCCTACAACAGTACCCATAACCATAGGTTGCTGTTTAGATTCGCCATCCATATAGAATCCTACAACCCAAGATCCTTCAACAATACCAGTAGCACTTTCACCAATACCTGCACAAGCTGCTGATGTAACTGGCATCATAACTTGAGACCAAGGTAAAGATTCTGTAGGAATTTTAGTTTTATCAGGATCATGATCGCCATATATACGAACACGAAGACGACCCATACTATCTGGATCCATACGATCTTCAACTACACCAACAAACCATATCATACTATTTTGCATTATATTCTTCTCCAAGTCCATCACTTACTACTTCAAGTACCAAATTGTAATCACCTTTTGCTTGAATCATGTGGCGACACTTAGTAACTAAATGTCTTCCACTTCTTTTTTTATCTATAATTTGTTCTGGTTGCTTCTTATCATGCAACTGAGTCTTTGTAAACTCTAACTCTACAATAGATCCTACCTCAATATCAAAACGTCCAGGAACTTGTATTTCATATTTAAAGCTTGAAAGCATTCTATTATAGTTATTTGCAAAAGGCAAAATATTATTAGTAAGACTATTATAGTTTGAATGGGCTTCACCGAAATTACCTCCACTCGTAAAACTTATGCTCTTAATTGTGTCTTTATACTCATTAATTTTTTTACCATCAAAAGTATTTTTTTCATTCAATATAAGTTTTTCTTGTAGCCTAGGCTGATCGTCAAAATAATCTTCAACATTATATTCAAACTCAACAGCAAATTTTCTAGAAGTATCAACATTCATATAGGTAGACCCAAATGCTCCACCTTGAATCTGATTAATAATAATTCCACTGTTTACAATATCAAAATTAACTGGAGTCTGAGCAATTTGATCAAAGTTATCGTTTTGTCCTTCAATACTTTCTTTATTTTGTGAATGATACTTAAATGTTTCTCTTGATTCTCCTTTAAAGAGTGTATCAAAAGAAGTAAAGAATGATCCATTACGCCATGTGTTATAGCATACAATTGGAACATTGTTTTGATCTACAGCACGTTGCATAAGCCAATTAATAGCTTTATATGGATTCCAATTAGGAATAACACACTTATAAGTACCTGAAGATTTTTCTACATATCTTAATTCTGTATGTAAATAGTCTTCCATAATTGAGTTAACAATTTCATCAATCGTGCCTTCATACGCTTGTGATACAAGCTGTAGTACATTATAGAAATAAGCTTCCTCTACAAGTTCTATGGTATAAAACATTGTAAGATCAGTCGCACGATCTAAATTTACTACCTTTGATGTACGCATTTTAATTTCGTGGATGACATCACCACGTTGAATATCAGCTGTAATTAATTCTTGACCTGTAATTGGAAAGTTAGATAACAAACCACTACCATCAATAAGCATCATATCAGCTAGCAAAATTGGCTGACCAAGTTCTTCGTAAATATTAAATTCTACTACAAGGTCTGTAATATCGGTAGAAAGACCAGCAGTATTACTTAATACAACATTAGATACTTCAACATCATTTGGAGTTACTAATTGCTGAGAAGGCATTATTCTTTAATCACTTTTCTAAATTGTTTAACTACACGGTCAACAGCTTCTGGCCTGATAACTTTAATTCTTTTTCTTGTTTCGTTAAGTGCTTGCTCATATTGTAAATTAGTTACAATAGCAGCTCCGGCTGTATTACGTGGAACTGTAACTCCATCACCGTTTTCATAGTGGTGTGTAGCTTTTAATTTTTCAACTGACCCTGTAATAGTTGCTGTATCTCCAGATGTTTGTCCTTGAATAATCTCTCCTGCAGAAAAAGAACCAGTAATATCACCAACTTCAATCCAACCAAGAGAAGTATTTTTTCCTACAACAACTGCTGATGCTCCTGAAATAAGACCAGCTACTGTTTCACCATTTTGAAATTTATTAAAAAAGTCAAAGGTAGAAATATTAATCATGTTACCTTTATAGTCATGTTTAATTTTATCATTTAGATCAGCATTACTTAATGGCCAATCATCAATACTTTTTAATTCTGGATTTGCTACAAAGAAAGTCCAATAATAATTTGGAGTATCATATAGTTTCATAGATGTATGGTCGGGTCTTTCACCTTCAGGTATATCATAAAATCTATAAAAAGTAATATCATCCTTAAATTTTGTTACAATTTTTGCAAACCGGAAACTATCAACAATTATTCTTTTTTGGCCTGAGGCATCTAAATCATATTCAATCTCTGGAAAGTACCTAAAGTATTTCATTAGAATCCTCCGTCCATAATAGTTTTTCTATCCTGAGTAGCTGTTTCTTGGAAACTCATAGTAAAATCAATTTCTACTGGAGAACCATCTGGGAAAAAAGCTGGACCAGATGCTCCATAGTTAACCGATACTGATGTACAATATGCGTTTGCAAAATTAATTAGTTTAGCTTTACCTCCACCTTTTTGAACAAAATCGATTTTGAATATATCTGGGAATACAAATGTAGATCCACCTGCAATAAGTTCAGGATATGCATGTGCTCGTAATGTCTTAATCATCGCCTCAATAATGGCAGACTCAGCAGAGTTACTTGCCATAAATTTCCATGTAAGAGAAAGCTGTCTAAGAGCAGGAGCTTTAAAAAGCATTTGTGTTCGAGGGTTTTTAGTTTGCCCATTACCAATTGCAAGTACTGCAGCAAGGTTTGCTTCTGTAGTACCTGAACCAGCTTTATCAGCGGCCAACGCTCCAAAGTAACCTTTAAGTGTATCGATAAGACCTATGTCTTTACCTTCAGATGCTTGTTGAGCTGCACTTAACGCAGAACCTACAGCATTTGTAAAGTCAATGTTTTCATAAGCCAGTCCATCAGCAAATGTTACGGCTGATGGTGTATATAAATAGATTTGATGTAATGGTGAAGTTGATGCAGTTTGTTGAGCAACATTAGCCACTGCTTTTGCTGCATCTTTAACATTTGCATCAACTAAAGAATTAGATCGCTGAAAGATACCTATCCTGCACATCACAGGATGTTTTTCACTTAAATTGCGAGGATAAACAAATTTTGCCATGATTCTAATAAACCTTATTGAATTACTATACGATTATTTATATGACTTATAAAGGCCGTTACAAGGTAAAAAATATCTCAAAATATAAGGGAGATCACAAGAAAGTTGTATATAGATCTTCTTGGGAAAGAGCTGTATTCAAATTCTTAGATAATAAATCAGATGTTTCTGAATGGAGTTCAGAAGAATATGTTATCCCATATCGTTGTGGAACAGATAAACGCATGCATCGTTACTTCATTGATATTTATTTCAAAGATGCAGTAGGTCAAAAATGGCTAATAGAAATTAAACCAAAGAAACAGTGTCAGCCTCCAGTAAAACCGTCTAGAAAAACAAAGCGTTATCTTAATGAGGTAATGACCTATGTAAAAAATCAATCTAAATGGGACGCA